TAGATGGTACCGAAGGATTAGTTAATACATTATCTGTTCGTAATCTTAGTTCTACAGAGCGAATAGGCTTAGTATAATCTACAGTAACCGTACCAGCTGGATTATTAATTAAATCTAATGCATAATTAAATTCATTTGTTTCATAAATAGGAGCTCTTGTTATTCTAGGACCTCCATATTCATTAATAGATATCATAGATTGTGGAATACCATAACATGATAATAATGCTCGTATACTTCGTTTTGTTCCTTTTGATTTTAGTAATAATGGTAAATTATTAACAATTCTTCTCCAAATACCATATGTAATATCACGTTTTGATACTGCAGGATCTCCTACTGACAATGATCCTGTAATAGGAATTCCTTGTTCATTAGTTCCAAATAAATACTCCCATAAATTTGATCCTTGATTTCCTATAGATAAATTCCATCCAAATTGTTTTGCAACTTGAAATAATAATTCATTAGGAACACCACGATGTGGATGTTCATCACGATTATACATTTTTGTTAAGTATCTAATATATGTATATAAAATATCAAAATGATGTCCTAACATATTAACAAAAATATTCATATCAGAATTATTTGAATCAAATTTAATAAATTCCGGAATACCATTTGTCAAAATATTAGTATTATAACTATCATACAATTCAGCTGAATTATATAATGAATCATACCAATTAACAAAGTTGCTACTAGTAACTGACATCAATGAATAAGGTTTAGTAGAATTACTTTTAGGAGTTGGTTGTACATAACTTCCAGTTAATTCTGAAACATTAACATCGATACTATTATATTGATCGTAAGTGAATAATATTGAAGAAGATTCATAATAAAGATATTTTTCAAATTCATCAAATCCAGATATTAAATTTGTTTTTAATTGAGTAAAATCATTTGCATTAGTTGTACTAACAGCACTATTAATATTTGAAATAACAGATGATTGTGATGTATATGTTTCAATTAATCCTAATTTATATCTAAAATTATCTAATCTTTCTGTAGCTGAACTATAAAATATAAAATTATTAAAATCAGAATAATCTATATTTAAATTTATTCCAGATAATGATCCTGAAAAATATGAATCAATTATCTGTTGTGAAGTTTGAATTGATGATCCTAATAAATCATTCCAAGACTTTAAATCTGTTTCTGTTGAAATATCAGTTGCATTTGTATTTGCTTGCCAATTTGGCCCAGATAAAGTTTCTTGTATTGATGATAATATTTCCGGTGTTATTTCAACAGTGTCAATATATGGTAATTTTTTTTCTTTTACAACCCAACATTTAAATTTTAAATTAATATCTAATGGTAATGGATTTAAAAGTTTTACATATAAATGCTCTCCTACAACTACACTATTAACAAATTGTATACAATTATTTTGACTAAAATTTAATAAGTATGTTTCAGTAACATTAGGATTGACAACATTATCATTTAAGTCAGTTTGTTTAACATCGTCAATATAATTAACTAATTGAGTTAATGCTGATTGATTGTTTTTATCAATTAATGTTAATTTTACTTCTGTACGATCTGGAGATATTTCTGATACTTTTAAATGTTGATTGTCATAACTTCCAATTAAATTTTCAAAAAAGTTTAAAACAAATCTAAAATTACCTGCAGTTAATCCTAACGAATTAAATTCTGAATATAAATTAATATCCAATGAAGCAAACGGAAATGGAATAAAAGTATCTGTTTCGGTATCTGTAATATTAGGACTTAAACTAGAAGCTTGTATAGAATGATTACCTGTTATCCACGTGTCATTAGAATATACATGAAATTCAACTTTTTGTGTTGACGTAGAATCTAATTGAGCATTATAACTAATTCTATAGTCTGGATAATCTAATAATTGATAATCAACAGAATCTAATCTACGAGCATTTAATGACTCTTTTGAATTTAAAATTTGGTCTATATTTGAATATTGATTTAACATTATTGTTTACCGTATCCTCCAGGTCCTGGATCATCTATTATTGAAATATCAAATTTAACACTTTGTCTTAAATACCAAGAATCGCCACCAGAAACAGTTCTAAAACTATACTGATCATATTCTATCATGTCATTTGGATCTATTACATAAGTTAAATTAACAGATACATATGTTTGACTATGATCTTGAGAACTACCTCCACCATATTGTGCAGATGTTTTATAAGAATGTGGATATCTATTATAATATAACGAACCAGCATTACTTGGCCAATTTCTATACACTACAGGCATTTTCCTATCTAACGCTAACACAAATCCAGTATCAACATTATTTTGTGGCCTACCTGTATAGTCTGCAACGATTTTAATTGCTTTATTTCCTTCTTTAACATATTTTATTTTTGATGGTGTTAATACAAAAGCCGAGAAATCTTTGTCTATAGGAGCGCCGTCTATAGTTTTATCAATTGGCATTAATTTAATATCAATCCCGCTAACCGCACTTAAAGGATATGACTTAGTCATTGTTACATAATCTCCAATATCAGCGCCTGATGCATCTTTTGGATTTAATACATGAAATCCAGTTATTGGATCAGTACCTGTGTCTTTAATATCAAAATCCATATTAAATGTTAAATCTAAAGTAGAGTCGACTCCAATTCTAGCAGGAAATTTAAAATAATTAAATTGTGTATTAACTGCTTCAATAAATGATTTATTAGTATATGTTTCAATAGCCGGCTCTATGATTAAATTTTGATTGTTTTGAGAATTTTCTTCAAATAATAAATTACCAGCCGCATTTCTTTGATTGATAAATTTATTATTTGATTTAAATGTTAATCCTTTTTCAATATATTCTTGTTGTATATTTGTATCTACAAATGGCGGAGCTTGATAAACTGCAACCGGTGGAGGCATTGGAGGAGTTATAGCTCCAGGTAAAAACATTGGTCCGGCATTACTAGGAGTATTTGTTCCTGTTCTTCCCGCTCCAGCTGGTCCACTAGGAGGAGGAGGAGTTGGAATTTGTATTGTTTGTGGCATAACATTCGAAGGTCCGGTAGTGTTAGGTATATTTGGTGGTGGCGGTGGGGGTGGTGGCGTAACAATTGGAAATAATACATCTTCATTGGAAATATTAGTATGCATATTTCCTTTTGTAATAGTTCCATCAACATGAGAATGCCATGCTCCTACATAATCATTTCCTAATGCATCTTGATATTCTCCACCCGGAGTATAACCATAACCATCTGGTAATACATCAGATGGCCCTGTAGCTCCACCAGAAGATCCTCCAGATCCTCCAGATCCATAAACGTATCCTCCTCCTTGAGACTGATTAGGATATAATTTTAATCGATGTATTAACATATTATCTTACTATTTTAAAATAGAAGTCATCTTCTATAAACTCATCATACATACCAGATGTAATTTTAAACATTAATCTATAATATCGTTCAGGCATTAATCCAGACATATCTAAATTTATAAAATTACTAGTTGAGTCACAACTAATTTTAGTATATGTATCATTAAATGGTATAACTACTTCTTCGGTTGCAGCATCTCTAATTGAATATAATGATCCTGATGGTAAATATTTAACAGCTGTTTCTGGAAATAAATTAGTTGGAGATTTTTGTGGATATCTATCTCTAACAAATATTCGAATTTTATTTACGCTTGTATCTAAATATTCTTTTTGTAAATCTGTATATATTTTATATGATTCAATATTAAATTGTTCTAATGATCCTGTTGCAAAAGAAGATTTATCAAATAACATTAATAATTTTGGAACATAAATTGTATGTGTTTCTCTACTAAAAAATCTTACATATCCATGTTTATTAATTGCAGCTTCAGTTGCATCAGAAAATTGAATTAAAAATCCATAATTTGGAACAATAACCCCATTTGATCCTGATTGCCATGTTCTTACTGCAGATGTTACATCCATATATAAATCAGTATTTCTAGTACTAGCACCTATATCTAAATCTGTAATTTGTGAAAATGATTGTGAAAATACCAATTGTAATCCAGTATTTGGTGATTCTTCTAGATAACTTCCACCTTCCCCAATACCCTTAATAAATAAGTTACTTCCATTAGCTATTTCTTGATTTTGTGATCCAGATGTCCAATTACTTCCAGATATAGGATAAGACCATGTACATCCTTCTTCTATAATAGGATTTGAATTAACAAAACCTAATCCATTATCCCAATCATTTCCTAAAATTTTAGCTTCTACAGAATATGTTGATGGCAAATTAACTGCATGAGTTGTGTATAATTGCAAAAAGAATTTACAATCTTCGATATTAACACTATATTTTGATAATGCTGAATTAACTTGAGTTAAATCAAACTTTACTAGTGATCTAGATTTAGAATAAGATGTTCCACCTGTAGTATCACGTTTGCCAATTTCTAGAATTTCATCTAGCCCGGTATTCAATGTTTTAGCAACTTCAAAAATCGACGTGTCTTGAGATGGATATAATATTTTAAACATTTTTTATTTTTCTATTAATTTGTATAACTAACACTAGGAGAATTTATAAATCCTGTTACATACCAATATGTTCCGTCACAAAATAAATCAAAAGAATCTCCGGTGTTTAATCTACCTGCAGCAATTGCTAATGAAACAAAAGGACCATTACTTCGTTGTAACACAGTTTGAGCTGTGGAACTAGTCCCAACAATGCTTCCTAATAATGCTTGATTACTTGCTGCAATTATAATTGAAAATGGTCTTGATAATGCATCAGGACTTGTAGAGCTAGATCCTATTTGTCCAATTATAATTCTATATGTAGTTCCAGGAGTAATGCCGCTTGGTCTAGGTAATTGATATGAAATAGGATTTGATCCCTGATTCCCATCAGAATCAACTGATAAAACATATACAGAAGTTGATCCATCATTTACATTTACAGTTACTGTATCTGCATCTCCAACCGTTTGACTAACTATATTTGAAATTGCTCCTTGTACATTTCCAGCAAAAACTGTAGTTCCTGTAAATGTAAATGATCCAGATGGAGTTAAATTATATGCATAAGTTCCTTTCAATGCATCAATTGATTGTGATACATGTCCTGCTTGAATTGTTTCTGAATTAGTTATACCGGTTGTTGATAATGTTAGTGCCATAATTTTATATAAATATTTTCATGTTAATATGTTGTTACTTTTCCTTTAATATCTTTTTTAGGAAATTTGAGTTCGAATATACTAGGATCTAAACTAGGATAAATAATACCTTGTCTTGTTGCAGTTTCTAAATCATAAACATTACCAGAATAATTTTGATTTGAATCATATAAATTATTAAATTTTAATCCTACAACGCTCTGAACACCATCTGTATTAGCTAATGTATTCATTACTTCTGACTTTATTATAGGTTGATTAATTTGCCATTTATCTATTTCAAAATAATTTTGTATTGTGTCAATTGCATTTAGCAAAACTTCATTAGAATTATAATTTGGAAGAATTGTTATTTCAAAATCAATTCCAAAATTAATAATAAACGCATCTTTAATATTAATTGCATCTGTTAAAATTCTATAATAGTCCAAATATGTTTTTAAATTATTTTTAATAGCAGTATTCAATGTTGTTAATTGTTTTAATTCAGTATAACCTAATACATATAAATTCATTGCCAATGGATTAGGTATTCTTGTATCTTCTAAATCATTTTGTGTTATTTGATCGTCTGGTACTATATATGATTTTGCAACACTTCCAAATTTTGCTGGCATTGAATATGATCTAACTATATAATCTTGTTTTGTTACTAATCTATTTTGAGTCGCAAAGTTTGCAGCTGCATTATTTTTTATATCTTGTATTGAATCTGCAGACTTACCTCCACGCGCTGGGGTATCATTATTTATAGTAACACTTGATTTAACAAAGTTCATTAACGATTGTGCAGCTGTTGAATTTGGATCGTCATTAAATTCAATAAAATCAATTTTTTTAATTGTATTACTTTCAATATTATCTGATATACCATTTCCTATAGTATATGTAATAGTTAATGTAGTATTTGATGGAGCTTCTCCATATGCTTTCGTATATAAAAAATTTGAAGGATCTATGTCTACATTTACATTTTTTCTTAATTGTTCTATTCCATTTCCTACATTAGCTGGATTAGGAATAATTTCTTCATCATTATTACTACTTACACCTGCTCCAAATTGTAGTTCTATTTTTCCATCTGATCTTAATCTTGATACAAATCTTTTAGCTACTTTTTTCATTTTTAAAAGATATGGCGACGAATCACGAAAATGATATGTATCCGGGTCATTTTCTTTTACATTTAATACTTCTTCAAATATAGTGTCTTGTGCTAAATATGGAACTTCTGTCCATATATCTCCATCAGACTCCTTAACAGAAAGTATTTCTATTATATTTTCATTTGGTAAAACTATTTTATCATACTGTTTTGCAGATTCAAATGTAAAGTTCTTAGATTTAATAGTTCCAGAAGCAGCTTGTACTTGTTTTTTTAACAAATAATATACTGGTTCGTTTGTAGTTGAATCGATTTCATATATTGTAACTTCTGTAGGACTTAAAGATGAAGATAAATTAAAATCTACTACATCGAGAGTTCTAAATTCTGCAGCACCTGATTCTTGTTTAACTCTCATACCGGGAGCTATCGATAATGCAAAATCATAATTTGGTTGATTAGATGTACCTGAGCCTTTTGCGGGTATTAATTGAAATACATTTAACTTAACATGTGATGAAACAGAACTTAATGGTTTATATCCTAACATATTTGCTAAGTTTATAATATTTCCACGTTCTTGAGCTTGATTTAATATTGATTCTTTTAAATTTGTATCAGTATAAAATGATAACACATCTCCAACATATGCAGCTAATTCTAAAAATATCATTCCAGGAGAAGATTCATTAAAATCAGTATACTGATTAGGAAAATATTGTTTTGTAAATTCTATTAAATTTTTTCTGAACTGATTAAAATCTTTATTTAAATATTTTACGTCTTTTACTACATTCATTATTTAGTTTCCTTTAAGATTCAATTGTTATAATATTAGCATCTTGTGCTGAAATTGTTAATGACTGTTCTGCTCCAATATTGGAAACTGTATATGATATAGTTATCCGAATCGATGATTCTTCTGGCGTATTAAAATCACAAGTTATATTACTTATATCAATATATGGTAACCATCTATTAACGGCTGATCTAATTTCTGCGTCAATTGCGACTTTTAATTCATCTGTTTGTTGTTCAAATAAAAGATATTTTAATGATGTTCCAAATTGATGTAATAAATAACGTTCACCACGTCCAGTTAATAGTAAATTTTTAATATTACTATTTGCTTGTTCTAATGTAGTAAATGTAGGATTAAATACTTTTCTTCCATTAAATGGAAATTTTAATCCAATAACTATATCAGAGTCAATTAATATTTCTTTATTTTCAAGCTGGTATGCCATTTCCTTTTTTCTTATCAATTGCTTTCATTAAAGCAGAATAATCTCGAGTCATTGCTTTTGCAACAACAGGATCAACTTTCATTGATTTACCTGTTTCTGGATCATTAATAATAGAATTAGATACTGATTGTCTATTAAAATTAAATCCTTGTGCGTCTTTAGAAGTCATTACAATATCTTCTGACATTAAAGAAGCATAATCAGACGAAGATTTAGTTTCAGTTAATTTATTAGTTTCATTTAATATATCAGAAAATTTATTTTTTTTAAATTTTAGATTATTGTTTGACGCTGTTTTTTTAACTGGATTAACAATTTTTTCTTGTTTTGTTTCTTGTAATTCATTAACTGTTGACTGTAGCCCTGATTTTAATATTTCAGTTAATTCTTGTTTAATAACAGATCTAACTTCTTCGTTTATAACTTTTTTTAGTACATTAATAAATTTTTCTTGTTTCATGATTATTTCTTTTTATTATAAATATTAAATATATAAATTTACGACCATCCTGTATTTAATTTTGGTCCGTAAACTTGATTCGAAGATATATCTACATAATAATCTCCAGATTTACCAATATCATTATTAGGTGGACCGGCACCAGATAAAACTTTTGAAGGTGCCTCCTGTAATGAAGTTAATAAGTCACGTTGTTGATCAATTAATTGACGTATTGAGTCTGCTCTTTCATCTAAATCATCTATAGATACATTTTTTAATTGATAAAATTCACTATCTAATTGATCATTATAAAAATCATTATCTCGATTAAAATTATCAATTGAATCTTTTACTTGTTGTGGAACTGTTAATACATCTGTATTAATATTTTCTGCTCCACTACAAGCTTGTGCTAATCGATTAGCAATTTCTGTTAGTTTACTAACCGCTAAATCAATTCCTAAATTTAATCTTGTTGGAATTGTTTGCAATTGTTCTAACGATTTTTTTGCATTTTCTACTGTCATTGTTTGAACCAAATTTAAATCTGCTAATGCTACTGCTTGTCCTACAATTGGTACTAAATATATACTAGATTTTATAGTAGTAGCAATATCAGCTAATGTTTTGAATAAATTAATCATTTCTTGAATTTTTGGTATTAATTCTTGTAATTTTTTAATTAATTCCATTATGTCATTTACACCATTTATTAAATCGCCAACTCTTGTGTCATCACAACTTACATCATCTGGTAATTTAGTTGCTTCGTCAACTAATTTTAATATTTTTTCAAGAATCTTATTTAAATAATCCACTATTGCATCAACCGCTAATGAAGTTAATCTAGGAGGTATTTCAGGTATTTTATTTAATGGAAATGTTACTGGCATAATTATAACTTTCTTTTATTTTTTCATAAAGTATTTTGTACTTATTAATTTTGATAATTTTTTTCTAGCTTCATCAATTGATGGATTATCTGCTGGAAGTGAATATATTCCTCCACTACCAAACATTCCAGCTTGAATTGAATCCATTATTAATGTTAATATTTCAATTAATTCTTTTCCATGCACCATTGGTTCTGCAGCATCTTCAGATCCTAATAATATTTCGTCTGCATTTAAACTTATTCGATTTGAAGAATCTAATATTATATTATTTGTTTTTGAACTTAATAATATTCTATCAGCTGTGCCAATTAATTGTGATTGTTTAAAATTTAAATATCCACCTGATTTATTTGTATTTTTATTTAATGATAAATTATTTATTTGCTGTGTTGTAGTTAGATATAATGATGATGCATCTGTATCAATATTTTCTATAGAATACTTTCGTCCATATGGATCTTGATTATTACTAGAATGTTTAGATGTATTTGATAGAATAATTATGGGATCAGAATTTAATTTATTAGTAGAATTATTTCCAAACCAACTAGGCATAATAGAAGTTTGAGATACATCTTTTTGTATTGCTGAACTTCCTAACCGTATAGAATTTCCAAATCTTCCTTGAATTAATGTATCTCCAGAAAATGCTTGTAACGGATTTATTGTTTTTGTTGGCAATACATTTTCATTTACATTTGATTTATCTGTACTAGGCAATACATTTTTATAAATAGAAGATTGTATTGGTAATGTGCATAAATAATACCATTGTAATTCTACATTATTACGTCCACTATATTGATTTGGTCCATTGAATATTAAAATTATTTCTCCCACTGTAGGAGGAGTTTGCATGTTAATTGAAGCCGGCCTTACTTGAACGTCATGTTGTACGGTACTAGTATTATATATTTCTGCAGAAACAGAATATAAATTTTCTTGATTTTCACCTGTGCGAATTTGTTCAACGTCTATAACTTCTGCAATTTCAAATGTAACTCTAAACGGATTAGCCATTATTATCTCCTGATACTAAATCTTTAGCTTTTTGAATTTTTTCCTGAAGCTCTTTATCTTCGTCTTCTATCTTTTCTATTTCATCTGTTAACTCATCTTCAAATTCTTTAGATGCCATTCCTAATAATTCTTTCTTTTCAGATTCACTTAATAACGATGATTCTCCAGATATAGTCTGGGTAGTTGAAATATAACGTTGAGTGATAGCAGTTAATTTAACTATATGATCATCATTTTTTACTGCTACGTCTAAATATTCTTTAATTAAAGGAACTATTATAGTAGCGTCTGATGCATTTCTTATTAAAGGTTGCAGTTGAGATATTAACTGATTTATTTGTCTATCTTTCTTTTTAGAATTATGATAAACATTTGACATTAAATCAGAAAAACTGACTCCTTTAAATAATTCTTCTTTAATATCCATTATACGATCCTTTTAAATATAAATATTAAAAGGGTAAATTCACGAATTCATTTTGTTCATATTCTTTGAATTTTGTTGTATATATTTGTTTTAGGACTTTAATTACCTTAGTAATATTATTAGTTTGAAGTCCTGTACGCTCACGTATAAATACATATAATGCTTTTTTATTATATTGCTCTATATTTTCACGATTCTCAAATAAATGTAATATTGAATCAGCTACGTGAATGTCAGACTGATTTGTAAATATTCTATTTATATTATCATAACAATATTCAACATATGCATTCATAAAATACTTTAAAAGTTCTTGCATTTCCATGTTATGCATTTCTGTTGGTATATTTCTTTCTTCATCAACATTAATAGGTTCAGACTCTTTTTTTAACTTTGAATATCCTTTTTGATTTTCAGCAATTAAATAATTAAATGATGTTCTTGTATAATATGAATATGCTTTACCTGCAGAAGGATTAAATTTATCTAATCGCATTGTTAGATAAGTAACTAAATCAGTTTGTAGATCTTTAAAAGATGAATCAATATAATCACATTTCATCTTATTAATTAGATTTTCTGATAATTTCATAAAAGCAGGATAAATAAATCGCCTGTATATCTTTTCTTTTAATATTTGATTATCATTAGAACGATTATATGCAGCAACAGAGTATTCAGTTACTTTAGTCCAATATCTATTACTAGCTTTTTTCTTTCTCGGCATTAAATTCTTTCTCTAAGTTTGTTACTACTTGTTTTAATTGTTCAAATACAGTACCAGTTTCGTCATCTTGTTCAAACGCGCCTTTACTATCAACCCTAGTTAATTGTGTATATGATTCTTTTATTTGATTATACATATATTGAGAATAATCTTCTAATTCTTGAATATATTCTTCTTGATCAGCAACGGTACCAGCTAATGTATACGCTCTATAAATAAAATAAGATAATACTCCTGATAATAATATTAATAATATAATTTCAATCATGAGTCTCCAAATGTTTTAAATATATCCGTAATTGATTTGTCAATATCTGGATTTTGTTCTGCTAAATTTTTAATTGCAGTTTTTTTAGTAGCTTTTGTTTTTGCACTAACCGGATTAGGAGAATTATTTTTATGAGATCTCCATTTTTCATATTCTATTTGAGATGCCATATGATCTGCATGATGTAATAATAAAGGTAAATTGGTTTTTAATTTAGCTTGTGCTGATCTTGCAATAAAATATGGTTTATTAGCATCATCATATATACCATCATGTATTCTAATAGCTTGAAACTCATTCCAAGACATTTGAATTTGATATTTTTGAAGTAAATATATTGAAAGATCTGGTACCATTGTAAAAGGAATATTTTCATTATGTTTGTACATTCTTCCCATATTTTTTCTATGCCAATCTGATGTTTCTACTTGATATACTTCTCTACCATTTCCAGGAAATCCACATTTACCTAAATCATGATGCATAGCAGCAAACATCATTTCTTGTTTAGAATATCCAGACATATCAGATCCCATACTTTCCCATGAATCATATAATTTATTTACGCAATCCATTACTCTT